TTGGTAAAACTTCTACAGAAATAGGCAGCCCCGGAACACGTAATTCTCCATACAATAGTGGAACCGGATCTCCCTCTACAACATTTCTTGCATCTCCAGTGAATAAGTATCCTTCCTCATTTTGTTGGTCAGTGGCAGGGTCTGGAGCCATAAGCTGACTCATACCTGTTAAAGCTAAGTTGACTGCTATTCCTGTGGCGGCTAGTCCTGCTGCTGCGTATATACCTCCAGCATTTGACAAAAATGCAAAAGCGCTCATATTGCTCATAGCTCCTGCACCAAGCAGCGCTCCACCTCCAGGTATAAATAAGAGAGTGGCAATAGCTATAGCAGTAAGAATTTTTCCGCCCCCAGACTTAGAGCCTGAAGGAACTGGAGTAACAACTATATCTCCTTTTGAAAGTGGCATTAAACACTCAAGTATATCGACTTCTTGATTATTTACTTCAACGTGAAAACCTATATCATTTTCATGACATTCAATAAGATACTTTCTAAACTCGGGGTAGTTTGTGCCAATAAGACGAAAGGCATCTGCAGGAGTATCTCCACAAAATAAATGTGAAGACCCGAATTTTTGCCCTAATTGTCCTTCTAAATAAATTTTACGCATTGTATCTATAAATTCCTACTAAATGCTTTCCCCAAGTTGGGTAAAGATTTTCTCTACATGATAGTCTATTCACCGCATGATGAAAAAATATATCGTTATTTAAGTAAACTCCACAATGATTTGGGACAGCTGCTCCCATTTGAAAAAGTACTATATCATTCTCTTTTAGGTCTTCTACCTTACTAAAGTTCCATTCTTTCATATGCCCTTCAGTAAAATAGTTTTCTCCCTTTTCCCACCAATCATCTAAATAAGGTAATCGTTTTTGTAATTCTATGTTTAAATACTCTTTATAATAGTCTCGTACTGCTTCTAAACAGTCGTGTTTTCCAAAGTCATATTCTCGTCCGATTAAAGGACTGCAATTAATTTCTGGCTCTACTATATTTAAATCCATTGAAGGAAAAGAAAAAATATAGTAAGGTATTCCTAATGCATCACAGTATTTTTTATCGTTATCACTTGCTTCGTTTGACCCATGTATATGATTATGTACTATAGCAAATATATTTGCTTCTTTCATTATCTTTACATAATCTTTTGGATCTAGTACAAAGTCATCGTTTTCGTCTGCAATATTTGTACAGGGATACCATCTTTTTTTACCCTTTACAATTCCAATTATCCCGCAACCTTCTTTTGGATAGCATTCTTCAAAATGCTGTCTTATTTCTTCTATCATCGGAATTTTCTAGATCCTGGAAATGAGCCGAAAGGTAAAGGTATTTTACTACTTTTTGTTGATTTAGGTGTAGAGTTAGTTTGAGTATAAAACTGCCTAGCTAAGTATTGAAACCTGCATTTACAAGAAGACAGCTTCTTTCCGCACATATCTCCACGAGTCCAATATACAGTTTCAGCAGGAGTCTGCCCTGTACTTGTTCTTAAGGCTTTCCAAACCGTAGTTTGAGTTCCATTATTATATTCTACGTAGTCTCCTGCAGAGTACGTTGTTCCAGAGTTATAAGTTGTATAAAGGTATATAGTATCCCACTTTGTTAAGTCACTAGAAAAAGTGCCCGAAGTATGGGCAGTATTACAACGATAGTAATCACTACCATTTTTTACATAATCATCTACAGCATAAGAAGTAGAAGTAGCCCAAGAAGTGTCTCCAACTACATCCCACTTTGAGGAGTCTCCTGCAAAAGTAGCTCCTGAAGTATGGGCAATATTTGCCATATAAACTTTTGAACTTTCTAATACTAAATCTCCTACTGAGTAGGAAGTAGAAGTAGTCCATGCAGTAGTTGTAGTAAAAATAACTGCAGGAACTAAAGGTTCATCTTTATCGGTAAAATATGCTTTATGAGCCAATAAGTCGCTTACAGATTTACCTACATTAACTAAACTATTTTTACTCCAAACACACCCTCCACGAGAACTTAGATCATTTCCCTGATATTCCCAAGAACAATATTTTCCTAAAACACTACGGTTTGGTAGTGTTACTCCTGATAAATCAAATGGAGAAGCTAATTCAAAAGTTACTGATACGGATGTTTCTCCAGATACTCTATCAATTATGTACTTTTGAACTGGAAACTCTATTGGAGGCTCTGTGGAGTCATAGGCTCCAGGACTTCCATCAGGCTGATACAAGTATTTTTTTAGTGTAGTTCTTTTAACAATAGGCTGACCAATTAAATCTTCGTTACTAAAATTTATGCCTAGATCGGCAGAAAAAGTAGAAGTTACATTTGCAACCGTTAAAGTAGGACGATTTTGAGCTCCATCAGAATTAAACTCCACTCCACTCATATCTATAGGAAAGGGCTCGTAGGTTTGAATATTAAAATCTCCCGTCCTTTCTCTAAAATAAATGTAGCCAGCAGCATCCTCTGTTTCAAAGCCAGGATGAAAGTATAGAACTGTACCATTTGGTAATGTAAGCTCAAATAAGTGTACAAGCTCACTTCCTGGTTCTATTTTTTGTACTACATCAATTAAGTCTGTCATGCTTCGTATACTCGTCTAAAAGTTGCACTCGCAGAAGGGTATCCATCATTTGTGTACGTTTGTCCATAATTATCACAAACTACTTTAATACTTGTTTCTCCTCCAACCCCATTATCGTCTGGAAAAGTAAAATCAAAAGATGCCACTCCTCCAAGAGACGCTAAATATCCAACAATATCATCAATTTCTGCTGCCTCACGATTATTAAAACTTACACTAAAAGTTTCTTGTATAGGGTTTAGCCCATCTGCTATTCTTTGTTCATACCCATCACCAAACTTAGCAATACGAACACGAGGCTGAGACTGCCTTCCAAGCCCTTTATCAGGAACAATATTTCTACTACCATAAGTTGCTGAAGTTGTAAATCCAATTGCCATTATGCTACTCCATACGGATTAAGTATTCCGCCTGAACGTTTTTGATTCTGAAGCTCTTGTTGTACTGCTTTTGCAATAATGTTTCCAAGATTTCCTGCTTGTGCGGAGTCTTGCTGTGTGTTTGAAGAAGCGCGACCCTGTCCATCTATCGCTACATTTACTGTAACATTATTATTTTGTCCCATACCACCCATTTTTACAGGGATCGATTTACCATCTGGTAAAGGAACTACAGCTTCATTATATTTGCCTTCTCCTACCAATCCAAGAGTAGGTCTTTTAACGACTCCTCCAGTTGCATAAGGAGTTATTCCTCCCATAGCTATTCCACCATTTGCAAAACCAAATATACTCTTAGCAAAATTAAATGCTTTTGATACCCCACCGAGAATTCCCGTGCCTGCTGTTCCTCCAAAGGGTATTCCAATACTACTCGTAACTGCGCCTAGTGGGTCTGTACCACCAACGCCAAGTGTGCCTCCAGGCATTCCTGGAGTACCAATTGCAGCTCTAATTCCATTGCCAAGAATTCTAGCTCCTGATTGAGTAGCTTGAATAATCCCACTACCTATAATTTTTGCTTGTTTTGCTGCAGTTTGTAAAGGCCCAATACCCATTATTTTTTGAGTCAATTGTTTCGCCATAGTATCAGCTATAGCATTAAGCATTCCTTTTGCTATACCTAACATAGCATCTTTTATGCTACTTTCTTCACCTTTAATAAGAGCTGCAATACTTGTTTGCAATCCTGATTCTAAAGCTTGGTTCGCTGCGCGGTATATTTGAGTAGAAGAATTTAATTGATTTTCATACTCTGCTGTTTGGGCTTGAAGGAGTTGAAGCTTTAAATCTTCTGCTTGTATTTCTTCGTCGCTCATGTTTTTTAGCGTTACGGCTCTATCCAGCCTACTATTTTGAATTTTCTGTATCTCTATTTGAGCTAAAGCTAGCTGATTTTGAACTGACAACTGTTCTTTAAGTAATGCGGTAGCTCCTGCCATCTGATTAAAAGATGTAATATTTTGTCTAGCGGTTTCATTTCTATTATACTCGTCTCTTTCTTTTGCAAGGGCTTTGAAACTTACTAGAGCACCTTTAACTCTTTCTGCAAAATCCTTAGCACTTCCACCACTTTCCATTAATGAAGCATTTAAAGCATCCCAAACCGTTGGAGATAAAACGCTCTCAATATTTGCAATAGTAGCTGCATCAAAAATTTCTTCTAAAGAACTAACAGAGGTATTATCCAGCTTTGTTAATATTGTTTCTACTCCTCCAATTATATCTTCTAATCCTCGTAAGGCTGTTCCCATAGGAGTTAATTTTTGAGTGGTATTACCAATACCCTGTTGATATTGTTCTAAGCCTCTAGTTACTCTTTGAACCCCTTGTAAAAATTGTTGATTTTCTTTTTTATTTACATCAACTAAACCTGCAGATTCAACTAAAGCAGTATTTACGTAGGCTACAGCATTTCTATAGTTTACAAAATCTTCAGTTTGATTTCCTATGCGACCTGTTAATGTTTCATAAGAACCCTCTAGATTTTGTACAATTTTAGCTAGTTCTGAATTATCTGCTCCTGCTTTTTCTAGTGCACCACTCTGAGCGGAAAGCAAATCAATAGTTGCTCTCAATCCTTCCATGTAAGGTTCATTAGCTTTTTGAAGGTCTTTCGTAGCTTTCATTTGCTCATTAACGCTAAAATCTTCTAGGTTATTTGTCGTTAACTTTATAGCATCTGCATTCTTGAGATTAATGTTTGTAAGAAGATTTGATATCTGAACTTGTTTCTCTTGTAAGCTATTTACCTCTTTTAAATTATCTGATAAACTTTTAATTTCTTTTGCTTGTTCTTCATAAGAATTTTTAAGATTATACATTCTATCTTCAAGCTCTTTTACTGCATCATCATCAAAAGCTTTAATTATCTCTTTTATTACACCATACAAAGATAATGCTAAACCTAACCAACCTACAAAGGTTAAAGCAGTAGTTATTGCTCTACCTGCACTTTGAGCAGCAGCAGACATAGTGCCCATTATAACGCCATGCCGCGCTTGTAAATCATATAAGTTTGCAAGCCACCTAGCTTTCCATGCTTTAATTCCTGTTGTTTGATTTGCAAGAGAGGCTTGCTGAGCCGCTTCGACAATTTTTAGGGTTTTTAAAATTTCTTTACGTTTAAAATTTTCAAGGTCTAAAATTGTAGTTTTTTGTGCGGCAGCAGCTCTCTTAATGGCTGCAATTTCTCTACTCCCTATATTTCCAGCCCCAACATTTGTCCCAGTCGCCCCGCCTGTAACCATTTTTGCTAAATTGGCCTGGGCTATCTTACTTGCATCTGCAATACTTTTCAAAGCCTTTGGTGCAGGAAGAAGTCCTTTTAATATACTTGTTCCCATCAAACTAAATGCACCTGCTAAAGCCGCTACATTATTTGCTAAACCTCCTGCAATAATTGAAGATACTCCATAAAGGCTTACTTTTATACTATTTAATAAATCATCAAATTCTTTTCCTAACTTTGAAAATTGATTTACTGATATAGCTAAATCGTCGAACTTTTCTTCGCCTTGAGTTATAACTGAGTTTACAACAGCCTGACTTCTTTCCCAGGCAGTTAATTCGCCTGCGGTTTTTCCTACCGCCTGAGCATAATCTCTGGTCGCTCTATCTAGTCTAACAATAATACCCAATTCATCTAAGAGCTCTGGCTCTGCTTTAATTGCACCACGAGTCAGACGATTAAAGGAATCTGTTAAATCACGTCCCAAAGCTTGAGAAGCTCCTAATGCAATGGAACCTAGCCTTTCAATTTGGTCTGCACTTAAACCTGCGGCTCTACCAATAGATACTGCTTGAGCAGCTTCTTCAAATGAAAGAAGTCCTTTTGTAGCTTCTTGAACTCTAGATGTTAATAATGCAAGAGACTGTCCTGTTTTTTGTGCGAAGAGCTGTTGCGATGCTTGTAATGTAACTAAATCACCCGCTGACTTTAAAAAGTTAAAAGCGGCAGAGATAGCAAAGATATTTGCAGCAAGAGTAGCGTATGCAGGAACAAGACCACTAGTTATACCAGTAGTCATTTTTGAAAAGTTTTTAGTAGAGTTTGAAGAGGCCCCGGCTACGCCTTTTTCCTTTTTTTGATAATTACTAGCGGAAGCCGCTGCTTTATCTAAGCCTTCTCCGGCTTTATTTGACTCGAGACTAACTTTTTTAAAGCCTTTTCCTTTGACTTCTACATCTATTTGTACTTTACTTTTCTTTGCCATTAGCCTTTTACATTATGGGTATACTGCTTACCGCTGCTTTGTTTGGATTTACGTTCTTGCTCTTTTCGTTTTCGCTCTGATTCTTCAGCTTTTTGTCCTATGTTTTCTCTTTCATACATTTTCATAAAGTATAAAATTTGTTTTGGGTTTTCTACTTCATAAGTTTTGAAAATGAAATCTGCAGAAGACCAATCCTTACCCATGTACATTCCAGATGTGCCTTCCCAAACATCCGAAAGTAGATCATATATAAAAAATGCCACTTGTACCTCAGCTGGAAAATCCAACGGAGAAAGTGGCATCTTTTGGGGATTAGGCTCATGGCCTAATTGTTCACAAATTTTAAGATACTTGTCTAAATCAAAGCTAGAGTTTTGCTCTTTTACGTACCTAGCAAGTAACTTTCCAAGTTGAGTTACTTGCTCCCAGTAAAATTTTCTAAATCACCTACAGTTTCTGTTACCCATGTATCAAACCCATTAGAGTTTTTCATCATAGTTTCAGCATTTCCAGGTGTATATACTAATTCGTCGTCTGGGTCAAATTGAGAAATATCTACCAAAAGAAACTCTTCTAGGTATCGATATTTCAGGCCACTCCACCCTTTAATAACAGCCTCAGTATAATATGTAAGAAACTTCTCTTCGTCTAAAACTTCTTCTGGAGAATGAGTCTTTTTATTAAATTTTGTAGTTAAACACTTCTTTCGAAGTTTAATTAATTCTTCTCTTGCTAAATATGTTACATCTACTGTAAAACCTTTATAACCTGGAAAGTCTACGGTTACTGTTTTACTTGGAGTCATTAAACTCTCTAGGGAAATTGGTGCATCACTCATTTATAAAATTCCTTTATTATTATTAAAAAGAGCAGGGAGGTAAAAACCTCCCTACTTTTATTTTCATACCATATAGTATAATTCATATGACCAAAAAAGTCAAGAATTATTTTTTACTATCTTATGCTCCAATGTACGTCAAGCTAACTTCATCAGTCTCAGAGATAGTTGATGGAAGCGCCTGGAAGTTGGTTTCTACTGTAATTACATCTTCAATAGAGTGTGCAGGAATTTCAACGTGTGTAGTAGGACAGCTTAACTCTAAACGAGGAGTACCTGATGCTCCACCAATCTTAAATGCAACTGCAAAGGAGTTTGTAATTACATTGTCAATTGCTGCAAAATCTTCAAAGAAGTTAGCAGAGTCATCAGCAGGTGTGCTAGTGTCACCACTATTCATACCCTGACCATCTGTACCATCAAATCTTTGTAGATA